CCGATCTCACAAACCCTGCCGTGGAAAGCTAAAAAAGGCCAAGTTACTTCTGACTCAATTGGTTACTCTTCCTCTTTCGTTCAAGACGCAGACGTAGTATTAGGTTTGCAAAAAGAAGCGGAAGATCTAGATATAACACGTATATTAAAGATATTAGAAAGCCGTAACTGTCCTAGAACAGAGGTGTCATTAGACTTTGATTGGAACCAAGGGTTGTTTGCTGAAATGGTAAGCGATGGCTTAGTTGGGCAAAAGGTTGATTATGAACTCTGATATAACAGATCTGTTATCTCGCCTAGACATTGACGTTATTCGTGAGAATGGTAATGAGTATTTGTGCCACTGCCCTGCGCATTTAGAAAGAACGGGAAAAGAAGATAGAAACCCGTCTTGGTGGATTAACGCTAACACCGGTATGCATATTTGTTTTTCTTGTGGGTTTAAAGGTGGGTTAAGCACTTTAATAGAGCAAGTACAAGGAATTGCTAACGAAGATATTAAATCTTGGATAAGTACGGATTTTAATAACTTAAATAAAAAGCTTGAGCGTGCATTAAAGACAGAGCAAGTTGACGTTAAAGACACAATCCCAATTACTGAGTCTATGCTGTCCGCTTTCACAGACCCACCAGCAGAGGTATTAGTAGATAGGGGCTTATCTTTATTAGCGGCCCAACACTATGAAGTAAAGTGGAGCTCAAAGACCTTTTCGTGGATAACTATAATGCGGGATCCAGTAACAAGTAAGTTAGTAGGGTGGCAAGAAAAAGGACATAAAACGCGATACTTTAAAAACTGGCCAACAGGTGTACAAAAAAGTAATTGTTTATTTGGATATCAGCAATTTAATACAGACAGGATAATTGTAGTAGAGTCTCCATTGGATGTAGTAAGGCTTGCTTCCGTAGGAGTTATGGGAGGGGTAAGCACTTATGGCTCAATTATCTCCTCTACTCAATTAAATTTAATTAGATCTGCAAAAGAAGTTTTATTTGCTTTAGACAACGATGTGGCTGGCAAAAAAGCATCTTTAGATGTTTTAAACCTTTGTCAATCTTTTAACATAAATGCTAAGTTTTTTAATTACAGTCACACTGAAATGAAAGATATAGGCGCAATGAGTAAAGAGGAAATACTAAACGGTATAGACTCAGCTAAACACTATGTTAGAGGGGCTCGGGCAATTATATGATTATTGGATTAAGTGGATACGCGGGTTCTGGTAAAGATGAAGTAGCAAAGATTCTTATTAATAGTTATAACTATAAAAGAGTTGCTTTTGCCGACAAGATAAGAGAAGTGCTGTATGCAACTAACCCAGTAGTTATGGTAGATGTTGCTTATAAAGATATAACAATCCAAGATTTAGTCCTTAAAGAGGGCTGGGACAATGCAAAAAAGAATAAAGAAGTTCGTAGGCTTTTGCAGGCTTTAGGGGAGTCCTGTAGGGCTCACTTAAATGACAATTTATGGGTTACCTCCGCTCTTTCTAATATATCTAATGAGGATAACGTTGTTATAACAGATGTTAGGTACTTAAATGAGGTTGAGCATTTAAAACAAACGTTTCCTTCTTTTCAACTTTGGAGAGTTAAAAGGCCTGATGTGTACGCCATCAACAACCATATTTCAGAAGTTAATTTAGATGGGTATAGGGCCGATCAAATACTTTACAATAATGGCTCTCTTGATGATTTGGGTATGTTAATTAAAACCCGCATGCGTGGTAATTTAAAGTAATGTCTAACGAAATAACAGTTTATTGGGCAGCTCCTGCTATCCCTAAACACTTGTTTTCAAGCCCTTTAAACTTTGGGTTTAAAGAGCCTACAAGTGTTTTAAATGCTTTAAGAAAAGATAAAAATAAAGAACCTCAACCTCAAAGCGTATTTTCTTGCCCAGCTCACAAATCAATGTTAAAAAACGTGTATTCAATAGATGCTATTGAAAACTATACTTTTAATTTAGACCCCGCTCATTCAAATCCATCCACTGTGCCATGGGTTAACGAACCATATGATTTTGCATCTCCAAGACAGTGCAGCTTAGACGGGTATACTGATATAGAGCCCGCGTACTCCTGGTTATTTTTTGCTAGTGAGCCCCTTATTGCTAGGTTTACTGCACCATACTTACCAACAGTATCTCCGGCCGAAGGTTCATTTTTAGCGTGCGGAGAGTTTGATATAGGACAGTGGTATCGGCCTTTTGTTTTAAATTATATGGTACCAAAACACGTTTCCTATTTAACTATTCTTAAAAATAATCCTTTGTGTTTTGTTGAGTTTAAGACAGATAAAAACATTGTATTTAAAAAGTATGAAGTAAATGACGTTTTAAACTTTTACTCAAATAAGTGTTTAAAATCTCCAGTAGAGGTAGGCAGGTCTTACACGTTAGAGTCTAGGTATGACTGGTTAAACGAAGCGATTACTGCAAAAACAATTATTTATGAAATTGAAAAGAACCTTCTACAATGACTTTTTCTGGAACTCTATTGCCGTATCAGCCAGAGGCTGTAACTAAGATGATAGAGCGACAAAAGATGCTTGTTGCCTATGACTTAGGCTTAGGGAAGACAGTAATTACTATTGCTGCTCTTGAACAGCTTATGGATGAAGGCCAAATTAAAGAACCAGGGCTTATAATTTGTCTGTCTTCACTGAAGTATCAGTGGGCTAATCAGATTGAGAAATTCACTAATGGAACTTCTAAAGCTTTGGTTATTGATGGAACACCGAAGAAAAGAGCAGAGCAATACGCTCTTGTCAAAGACTGGGAGCAAAACAGAATTGACTACGTTATCCTTAATTATGAACAAGTTGTTAATGATTGGAAGAACGTCGCCAACCTTCCTAGGGGATTTGTTGTTATTGACGAAGCCACTGCAATCAAGTCATTTAGATCAAAAAGATCACGAGCAGTAAAGAAACTTACAGACTCTAAATACCGCTTTGCTCTTACCGGCACTCCAATTGAAAATGGAAAGCCCGAAGAGCTGTACAGCATTATGCAGTTTGTTGATCCAAACCTATTAGGTAGATTTGATATCTTTGATAAAGCTTTTATTGTTAGAAACGTTTGGGGCGGCGTAGACCGGTATAGAAACTTATTAGTTTTGCATGAGCGACTTAAAGACGCATCTGTTCGTAAAACACAAAAAGATTCAGATGTTGCCCCATACCTGCCTGACGCTATTCACAAAGATCCTATTTTTATACCTTTAGATCGCAAAGGCGCAAAACTTTATACAAGAATAGTAAAAGACTTACAACAAGACTTAAATGACGCTCAACAACTTTTTGGCTCTAGGTTTAATGTGTTTTCGCACTATGGATTAGAAAGAGCAAGTGGAGGCCCTGAAGATGAAATGCGTGGCCGCATTATGTCTAAAGTAGGAGCATTAAAGATGCTGTGTTCTCATTCAGACTTATTAAAAATTAGTAGTGACAAGTTTAAGCAATTAATGGGAGAGGGTTCTTCCTACGCAAATCAATTGGCGGAAGAGGGCCTGTTAGAAGGGGTAACCTCTTCAGCAAAGTTAGACTACTTAATTTCATACGTAAAAGACTTTTTAGAACAAAACGATTTAAATAAAGTTGTTATTTTTGCTACCTACGTAACTATGTTAGACAAAATAGAAGAGGCGTTGGGGGTGGAGATGTGTAAAAAGTATTCTGGCAAACTAGACGCAAAAACAAAAGAATTTAATAAAGTTGAGTTTAATACCAATCCCAATATACGAGTTCTCATTTCTAGCGATGCTGGTGGATACGGGGTAGACCTGCCCGCTGCTAACCTTTTAGTTAATTATGACCTTCCTTGGAGTAGTGGGACTGCAACTCAACGAAATGGGCGTATAAAACGCGCTTCTTCAACTTGGCCGTCTATCGTTATTCAAGATATACTTGTAACAGGTTCTATTGAAGAGCGTCAATACGAGGCTTTACAACAAAAGAATGCTGTTGCTAATGCAGTAATTGATGGTGAAGGCATAAACGATAAAGGTGGGGTCTCTCTTACCGTAGAGAGTCTTAACGCCTTCTTAAGAACGGCGGTTGTTTAATGGGAAAAGCTAAAACTCCTACTAAAACTATTAGAGTTCCAGATTCTTTATGGAATGAGGTAAAAAAGAAAGCTGCTGAAGAAAAGGTAACAGTTACTAGTGTTATACTTTTTATGTTAAATGAATATGTAAGTAAAACAAAAGAATAAACGGCACAAAGGGGAAACATGGACTTTTCAAAAGAAGATTTAAAGAGTAACGTAAAACAGTATGTAGTTATAAAGGATCAGTTAGACGTCCTAACTACTCGCCTATCCCAGATTAAAGATAGACTCATGAGCACGTTAGCAGAGCACGGAGAGACTGACGGCAAGGGTCACAAAGTAATTGATTTAGAAGACGACTCTGTTGGGATTACTCAATTAGTCAGGCAACGAAAAGTATCTAAAGCCTTTGACATGGAAGTGGCTGAGACCTTATTAAAGTCTAAAAACATTTATGAAAAATGCATAATATTGGTGCCAACTTTAAATGAAGACGCCATTATGGCTTCTTATTACGATGGAATGCTAACAGAGGACGAAATTGATTCTATGTTCCCTATTAAAGAATCTTATGCGTTTCTAGCAAAGAAATAACATAACAATGGATTTTATAGAAGAAACGTTTAGTAGTTTAGATGAGTTTTACCCAAACAGTAAAAGAAAAAAGAAGTCATTGGTTGCAAAAGAAAACAAGAAGGTTAAAGACCTTGTTTGGGACGCTAAGCCTTATAAAAAACTGTTACACGGTAGAGAGGTAGAAATGTTTACAATTGGTGCGCTATCTAAAGCCTTAGATAGACCAGTTGTTACGCTCTACCAATGGATGGATGCTGGGTATCTGCCCACTTCTCCTTATCGTTTACCTGATACTAAGGGTAAAAACGGAGCCACACTCGCGGGTCGTCGTCTATATACCCGTGAAATGATTGAAGCTGCGGTAAACTTATTTTCTCGGTTTGGTCTACTAGAGAAATCTAGAATAGACTGGGCCGTGAATCGAAAACTCTCACAAGAGTTAAGCGAGGTATGGGTTAAAATCCGTGCCAAAGAGACACTGAATGAAACTACTGAATCACATGAAAGGTGAGAACTATGTCAATACAGAAATCAATGGATATGAGTGAGTTCGTTGTAGAAGACGACGCACTAGCAAGCCGTCCACTTAATGCTTCTACTACCGTAGCATCCGGTTGGGATGCTGCAATTGCTGCAGTAAAATCAGATCGTGAGTTTGCTTCTGAGTTTAAATGCTCAGAGGAGCCACAAGTTATCAAGTTCCTTGATCAAACCGGTCCCTTTGCTGTTTACAAGCAACACTTTTTAAATAAAACTGGAAAAAGATCTTATATTTGGGATGGGTCTGGCGCTAACGATCCATTACAAACATTAACTGGCAGTCGCCCAGAAGATAAAAGAGCATTTACACTTGCTAATTTAACTGAATCTCCTGTAAAGCGTCAGATGTTAGTTGCATCTGTGCGTTTATTCAAAACGCTTCATGCGTCTCATTTTTCTGCTCAAGGTCCGTTACAAGGTACCGAAGAGCGCCCTATGTACTGGGCACTAAGCAGAACCGGAAAAATGCAAACAACTGTGTACCACTTAACACCTATCAAGCAACGTGACTTGATGGAAGATTACGGAATTGATCCCGTAGTCGCTGAAGAAGCTATTTCTAAGATGCAATGTTTTACTGTTGCTGATTTAAATATGTCTTCATATGATGACCTGCTTCGAGTAGCGCAGGAGCTTGGTTAACACCACGTACTAGAACGGCTGCAGAGTTAGTTTCCCCCTTAACTAACTCTGTTAGCCCCTAAGGGGATTATGAACATTATTACAACGGTAGAGCAACTGCAAGAGATGGTTGCTTACTACCTTACGCAAGACTCTTTTGCTTTTGACGTTGAAACCGTTGGCCCCCATCGAGGCATGCCCGTTGTTAATGAAGTTTTATGGATTTCGTTTGCCACGCATGGAAGAGGCGATGTTATTCCTTTAGGGCACCCTAACGGAGACTTTGTAGAATTTATTTACCCATTAACCGCTATGGGAGAGAAGCGTAAAGAACAAAACTTAGTAATAAGGGATATTGATTACTCAAAAGATAAAAAGAAAGCAGAAAGAGTATTTGGACCTCCTCCAAAACAACTATATCCAGCAGAGGTTTTTAAAGCCTTAAAGCCTTTATTCTTTAATGACATATTAAAAGTAGGCCATAATTTAGTTTTTGATGTTTCGTCTATTGCTAAATACTTTAATGGCGAAATACCTACTGGACCTTTCTTTGACACAATGATTGCTAGTTTTATATACAATAACCGAAATAGAAACAAATTAGGTTTAGATGACTGTTTACAGCGCGAACTAGGTTACTCAATGGAAAAGGGTGTGGGTAAAGAGGTTGAGTT